AGCTTGTAGAACGGAGGTGTACATTAATGGAAGAAGCACAAAAGAAATTATGTCACGAACTTACAATGGAATATATTAAGCAAAATAATTTATTTTATATTGAAAAAGATAAAAACAATAAAACCATATATGGTTTTGAAAAAGTAAACACCTTATATTTTAGTATTTTTGAAGAATTTTTAATAGCCATAAAACAAAATTGGAACAGACTATAATTTTTCGACTTTAAACACCATTCTGCATGGTTCATATTTCTTTAATCTATCACATAACGTTACAACAATAGAATCTGAGATTGTATATTTTGTAGAGATTGATAAGCTTTTTTCGTCATCAGAAATTGAGAAAACAAACTTGTTTTTATCACTACATTCTACAATCCATATTGGTTCTATATCTATGTGATTGTTTTTAAAATCAGTGAATTTTGCAGAAATAGTAGTTTCTCTGAATCCTGGTTTTATTATCGGTATAGTTTGATTTTCTAAAATAATTTCTGCAAAACCGTCTTTGTTTATTATTAACATATATATTCACCTTATTTTCATTGTAAAAGATAGTAGAAGAAAGTAGTAGTAGAAAACACTCGTAATATCACTCACGAGTATTTTTATTTACTAAATCTTTTTCCATAACTTTTATTTATATTTTTACTTACATCTTCTTTGGTTTGCTCCCAGAAACCACCGTTACCCAACAATCCACCACTCTCTGCATATCCGTAAATAGTTTTCGTGTCTCGTCCACTTGGATTATATCTATAAGAAGTATCCAAACTAATAGTTCCACTTGCTGAATTTGTACCGCTTTTAAATTCCTGTTCAATTGATTCTGCTAGTTGACCAGTTCTTTTATATACACCTTCTGGAGAATCATAAAAATGATCTACGTTCTCATGTGCGTCTTTAAAAGATTCGTCAACCACTTCTTGCATCGCTTCTCCGTTTAATTTGTTTACATATCGCTCCAGTTCTTTCCATGATTTAAATGTTGGCATAATACTACCTCGTTCTATTTAAACATAATCCTTAATTTTATAATTTAATTTCTTTTTTTCGTCAGTTTAACCTCCATGGTCATATATCAAATTCCATGGAAGCTCTTTCTTTGATAATGTTTTGGTTTTGATAGGTGAAAAAGTGGTAAATGATTTTAGTATCCATAGTAAATAGCTATGGGTACAACTTATTTATCCGCTAATACATTTTTAGCTTCGTACAATGCTTTATATTTTTGTAATTCGACAATCTGTTTATTTTTATCATTAATAATATCCTGAGCAGCTTTATCCATGTCAAACCCAACAACACCTTTAATGATGTTTGTGATAGATTTTTCTGTCATGTTAGAGTCTTTTAATTTTAATAATACATCTTTGATAAGTTGTGAATTTTCTGGATTTAATAATTTCAAATCTAACTTTGAAAAATTGTAGAGCGCATCTCCAATCGCTTCAAAAAAATATGAAATTTTCTCAACAGATTCACACCCCAAAGCAAGTTTATGTCTAAACTTATCGTCTCCGTGAATCAACTGTTGTTTCTTTAATTCGACAATTTCATTGACATTACTCTTAACAAAATTCATAGCACTAATATAAATAAAGTTATCCTCATTTTCTTTTTTAGCGTCATCAGATTCTTCTACGTTATAATAGAATTTTTTGATAAGAGTAAACACATCATTATCCTTCATAAATGTATCTTCTGTATCGTTATCTTCGATTTCGATTCCTTCTAAAAAGTTTGATACAATTGCATAGACCTCCGCAATTTCAGAATAGTACGGCGTGTATTCTGTCACATTTTCATCTTCACTGTCTTTTGTAAAGTAAGATGAAACGATACTTTCAATAGCTTCAATTTTGTCAATAATTGTAATATTTTCTTTGATTCTTGGATTATTTTTAATCATAATGTATTTTCCTTTCAAAATATATTTTCTATGATTATATTCTCTTTTTAACAAAAAAAGAGCCTGAAAATATCTCAGACTCTAATATAAATGTATTGCATTTTATTATTCTGTTTCAGAAGTAGAAGAGAAGTAAGCTTCTATTTCTTCCATAGGTTTTCCTGATTCTACAATCATTTGAGCCACCTTGTTCATCATTTCTGTCTTCTTTTCTTCTTCTTTCTGAATATCATAAATTGCTTTTTCTTTTTTTAGTGTTTTTAAATTAGCTTTTTCATCTTTTAAGTTTTCTGTAAGTGTTTTAATTTTTTCTTCTGATTCTTTAATTAATAAATCATAATCTTTTACCTGTACAGTTTTTCTTGGTCTTGCCATAACAAATCCCTCCTTTGATTTATCTATATCAAAAGAATAGCACTGTTTTATAACAATGTAAAGTAATTATTCAGACAAATATACTTTATATTTCCAATATGTACCGTCACAATCCCACATCTCATAATAATCACCAAATGGTTTATATATAATATGATTGATTTGTGGTGATGAGTGAATCATATGAATATATGTTTTAGAATCTATATTATAGTTCTTGTCACGCAACAGTTCAGTTATTTCTTCGCTGTACATGATTACTCACTTTTGCCAAAAGCACCTTGACATTTCCAAATCACTCCACCAGCAAAGTCAGAAACTTCTCTTTGCAATTCTCCATCACAATCAGGGTTTTGACATTTATGACCAGTTGAAGTATATTCACTAATTGGAATTGATAATACATATTTTTGTCCACATTTCGGGCACATGAATTTATATTGCATTATACATTCTCCTTTGTATTATATTGAATGATTTCTATTTCCGTACGAGGATTATTTTTATCATATCCTGTTTTTAATGTTAATGAATGTAAGTGTTTTTCATCGTCATCAACAATAAAACCAGACTCAGTAAACGAATCCAATAAAAATTTAGGAACCTGATTATCCACATCATGTCTTCTTTTCGATTCAAAATACACAGTTATAGTAATATCAAAATCATCCAATTTCATATTTTCATATCCTAAATCTTTGATGAACCAACACCCAAATAACTTCCATTTTTGTTTTAATGCATTCATTTGAATTCTTGGAAGTATACACCATTGGTTTATACTTGGGTGCCTCGATTTTTCTATTTGTTTTTTTGTTGCTCTTGGATGTTGTGAAAAATAATATTGATTATATCTTTCTACAACATCATTATCTATAACTAATTTTATAATATTTCACTTCTTTCTATTTTTATATATAAGAGCAGGAGAGTAGCGCTTCAGTCTTTCACTACTCTCCAAAATAGAAATACTCTTACCATATGACTGAAGTATTTTTATGATAAAAGTATTTCTTTCTATATAATGTAGATAAATGCATTCATCATTTTATATAGGACAATGTTCTTAAGCCGTTTTAAATGATGAATGCATTTTTATTATTTTTCTTCCCTATCATCATAAATTGGATTAATTTCAACTGGAAGAACTTGCAAATGATTTTTTACATATATATATTTTTGTTCTCGACCATGATTGCCATTCAAATAATTGTGATAAGCGTCCCAAAGACCATCAAATTCGGCAACTTCATTTTCAGGAATGCCTTTCATTGCAACATACCTGCTAAAACGTTGATCGATTTTATCACCAAGCAATTCCATACTTCCATGCATAAGGGCTTTAATTTGCTCTTGCCTTTCGTTTGCCCCTTGTGTTAATTCGCTAATTGACTCGTTTATTTCATTCTGAATTTGCCTTGATTTCTCTCTATCATTTATCCTATTTTCTGAATAAATTTGCATCGTATTTTTAGTTTCTGCTACAGACTGCTTGATTTCAGAAACACATTCTCGCAATTCTTCTTTTATTTTTTTATCATGTTCAATTGACTGTCTTACAGATTCATCATGTCGTTTAGATAATTCAGCCAATGCATTTGCAGTAGAAATCAAAAGTTCATGTTCTTCACGTTTTTTTCTACCCCATTTAGTCTGAATGCCAAGTTTATTAACTAAAATGTCTTCAAACAAATTCCAGATAAATTGAAACGCTACCATAGCAGTAATAGATACAATGACTAATGTAGGAATAAGAACCGCATAGTCTTGAAATATTTTTTCAACTGATATCATCGGTTTCCGGTATTCCTTTCATTATTCTGTTCTTTTCTCAATAAATTGTGTAAAAGCTTGATGTAATCCTGTAGCTGCAAGACCGCTAATTAAACCGCTTAAAACAATTTCTGGACTAAATGCAAAATTACTAATCCATGATGCTAACAGAATACCAAGAACCCCACAAATTGTAGGTATATATTTATTGTCTACATCCTTAATCCATTTTTTAATAACGTAACCAACACAAAGACAAATACCAAGTACAAGTGGCATCATAAATTCATTTAAAAATTCCATAACTATTCCTCCTGATTTTCTACAATTTTATGGTCGTGTTTTTTGCCATCGTTTATAAATTAATTCTGATTCTTTTTTATGGAACCATGCTACAATTTTCCCCTCTTCTTTTTCTGATTCCCATACAAATTTAGGTTGACATCCATGTCTAGTATAAAAAATAATCTGTTTAATAGATGAAATCGGAACCAAAGAATATTCGCCATAAACAGATTTTGCTTCTTCTAAAGAATAAAATTTTATTACGATCACCTCTTAAATAAAGTAAAAAATAGGGATAGAAAACATGTAGTTTACTATCCCTAATATATTAAACCACACTATATAATTTAAGCACTTGCCATAATACCAGATGCCTTAAGCGCATCTAATAAAGCTTTAAATTCTGCTTTTGTTACGTTCTCACCTACAGCTTCATTTACACGAGCTACCTGTTTTACCCCTCCAAGAGCTGTCTTACTTGCTGCAGGAAGTGTATAACTTGCACCTGGATCGCCCTTTGCGCCTTTTAAATTTTTAAAAGCAAAATTAAATACTTTTTCTGTATTCGAACCACTTGCTGTTACTGTAACAGATGGAGTTCCAACATTCGCATCAACTGTCGCAGTAGGCGTACCGAATCCTGCTGCTGCACCTGGTGCACCAGTCTGTTGATTTTGTACTCCTTGTTCAAGTTTATTCATCTTCTCCGCAGTGATGACATCCCCATCATTCCATGTTGTTGGTGTATATGCCATAATATATTCCTCCTATTCTAATTTGATTTTCCAATTTTTGCCTTACCAATTTTCCCTCTGCTAATTAAGGCTACATCATCAGAGGGTGCTATTCCCCCTGATTTTCGTCTTCAATTTCAACCATATCAACGAAGTTTCCGTCTTTATCTTCAAGCAAGTCAAATGTCATTGTCACTGTAGCTGGATCTCCTTCACTTGACTGAGAAAGCTCGAAGTTTCTCTGTGGTTGTGCTTTATACAAGATAATCTTATAAGGAGTGAGAACCTCATTATCATCTTTTTCAACTGTGTTCATAGAGATATAATAAGCTTTTGGTAATTTCTTATTATTGAATGAAATTTTCTTAGTACCAGTTTTTCTTGATACAATATAGCCTACTTCATACTCTTCATTAATTTTAATATCTGTAGATTGAGTTGCTGAAAACTTATCCTGATCATAAGTTCCTTGAATTTCTTTTTCACCAAATTCACCTTTTTTGAAAACAAAAACAGTGCCTGCAGTAATAGTTTCTCCTTCAACACCTTTAACTGGGATACTTCCTCCTTCTGTAGCTTTTACAGTAACTTTTACTGGATACATAGATTCTGTTTCAATTGTTCCATCAGTCATAAGTGAATAAAATTCAAATGGATAAACTTGAGCTTCGATTGTTGCCGTACCCTCGATAGGATTCGCAAAAGCAATTCTCTTTGTACCTTTAGCCATAGCAAATACTGATTCACCCGTAATATTCTGTGTTGTTGTGTTTGCTGTTTCAAAGAATAAAAATGGTTTCTTTGTGGCAACATCTCTAATGTCAACATCACAAACTTGTCTATTAGCTTTGTTAATTTTTGGCATATTACATTCCTCCTGTTAAAAAATTAATAATAAAAAAGACCCGCTGAAATAGCAGATCGTTAATCTTTGTTTATTATTGAAAACCATATAGTATCATCAAATTTATTTTCTTTGTCGCCCCATACAGATACGCTAGTTGAATTCATTACATATGAATCTTCGTATCTCATTCTTGTAAATTGGTCATACAATTGAAAAATTGTCAAATCCCATATGTTTAAAATATTCAATGTTTTACTATGTGCAGAAATTGAAGAAATCAAATTTCCAATTTCCATTTTTTTATCTTCTTTTTTCTCTGCCTCTTTTTTGGCTTTTTTCATTTTTTTAAGAAGTCTTTCGGCAGTTTTATTTTTTACTTTTAAATTTTTATGCTCATCCTTTTTTTTATCTACGTTTACTCGTTGTAAAATGATGTCTATAATCTCATTATAATTATTTTCATGAATCATTCCTGTTGGTGTTTTTCGATTATTATCATCAACCGTACCGTTAAAAAGAATAAAAACTCTGTTTTTTGTGTCGTATATAATTTCATCTTCGAAGAAGAAGTTTAAAGTACACAAAAGCGAATCAATTAAAAATTTATCAAAAACCATAATATTGTATATTGAGATATCTTCCTTTGATTTTTCGTCTAAATTCATATATTCACTTCTAATGCGCAATATAGTATCCTTTTCTTGCTCTGTAAAATTACATAAGTACGCCCCTTCTGTTTTGTCTATCATTTCATAATAGGAACCAGGGTCTAATAACAAATTACTTAAATAAACTTGATATGTGTAATAATTTATTTTTGAAATTTCCCTTAAAGTAGGAGATTTTATTGAACCTACACCGTTTACATAAAATGGAAGAGGACTAATCAAGGAAAAATAATCTAATTTCATACTATTGATCCTTAATCTTAAAATCCGACGTATTAAAAATTAATTCACGTCCATAATACTTATTGCTTGGGAAAAAATATCTAACAGACTGTAACGATAATTTTCCAATTCCAAACTTATTAGAATCAAATAATTCCCGTGTTACCATGTCAGATAAAATATCCACTCTTGTGCCTAGATATCCTTTTTTTGAATAAGACATACATTCCTTATGAGAATATATCCACATTACAATTTGCACATCTTTTATGGTATGACTTGGGATTCTAGGAATATTTACTTCCATACATAAGTATGGCAATGTATCAGTTTGTGTATCATCTACGTATAAATATGGAAATACTTGTGTATATACAAGATTATCAATATCTGATTCTCCATAATTTTCTTTCATAATCATAGCATCGCATATTTCAGATGATTTAAGGATGCAAGACATAAGCCTGTTTTTATACAAACCAATATCTTTTAAAATAGTTTGCTCACTCAAACCACCACCTCCTAAAATCCTTCGACAATAGTAATTTTCTTTTCTGTCGCAACTTTATTATTTATAATTACTTGCAATAAAAAAGATGAAGATATATAATCCTCATCGTCAACAAGTAATTTGATTTTATTTCCGTCTATATTTTTTTGCACTTTAAAATTACTAACGATATTCCAAGAAAATTCCTGAATACTTTCATTATCGAAAGAAACAGTGTATGTTCTTTCAAATCCAATTTTTAGGTCTTTATTTCCTATGATAGAGACATTAAAGTCTGACGGAGGATTCTCTGGAACATTAGAGTCGGTAGGAGAGTGATAATCACAAATCCGAAGTTCTTGATTGTCTGTTTCTAAATTCAATTCTGTTTTATCAGCAATAAAACTTAAAATACCACCATGTTCTTCTCCGTAAATATACAAAACATCATCGCTTCTTGTAATTTTAAAAACCTTTTTAGGATTTTCTTTTGACCTATCTATAAAAACTCTTTTACCGTCTAAAGTAAAAGAATCATCGTCTTCTGAGACCCAAACAGTAAAATTATTAGAAGATAGTACGATTGTAGTATTTCCTGATTCACCGACATCATATTTTGACGCTGAAGTAAAATTTGCCCATCGTTCAATTATTCTTCCATTGTCCAATTGCCATCTCAATTTATATTGACATAAAATCATTGTTGCTTTTTCGTATATTTTATTATTCCCAGGATACCCCGAAATCAACCAGTATCTATTCTCAAAAAATACATACATGCCGGCTTTTAAAGTGCCAATATGTGTTAAAATAGTACGCTCTATGGATTTTAATTGAGTGTTTGAAGTATTGTCTTGAACTATACATCTGATTTGTTTAAATTCTGATAAATCACTCGAAAACAATTTCACGGTTGTTGCTAGCTCTGTTTTCATCACTTCTGAAAAAGAATCGTCTTTGTGTTCTAAGAAAGAATCGTTTTCAAAACCACCTATTTCATTTGGATAAGTGTTTGAATTCATTAAATACCATTCTTGCATAATTCCCCTCCGTATCTAATTATAAGCGGAAGGTGTTTGCTTATATAACATATCATCCAGTTCTTCAGATGCTAACTTGACCTCATTCTCAGCATATTTAGATGAAGACATTCCGGAATTAATACTCATATCTTTCCCGACAATGCTTATACGTTTATTAACTTTTGATAATTCTCTTTGCTGATAAAACTTCTTCATCATCAAACCAAGAGTATCTATTGTATACCTATCCAAAACTGAATCAAATTCTGCAATTTTATTGTCATAGTGAATAGGATTGATTTCAAAAGAATATTTACCCACAGCTTTTAAAAACCATTCTTTCTCTAATGCCGGTGGTAATATTGTTTTATCTTGGAATGTACTATGAAAACTATTTAGTACTTCTTCATATGTAGTATTTTTATCCAATCTATTCACCATCCTTGTTTTTAAATGCTTACTCCAATATAGTTTTCTACAACTCTAACTTTTTCATGGTCATTAATTTTTTCTTTTCTAACAATATTAGCAATAGCGTGTTTTTCTGCTCTTGTTAATACTAATTCTTTTAACTTTTCTTCAAAAGTTTTCATTGTTTTGTACTCAAATAATTTCTTTACCGCATCAACAGTAATAACTTTTTGAGTAATTTTTTCCTCTTTAATATCGAAATCTACTTCGATACGAGTTGGTTCATCTTCAATGTATAATGTTGCATGTGAACCTCTTGAATCCACTCCGGTAAACAACACATTTCCATTTTGTACTTGTGCAATAATTTCACTTCTTGATAAACGAACAGAACCGTTTGCCGGGATAGTAACATCTCCAATTGTTTCAACTCTCTGAAATCCAGTTGTCCAAGGTGCGATGCTGCGAACAGTTACTTTTTGTTCAAGATTTAATTCCTTTTCTGTATTTTCCATACAAAACTCCTTTGTCAACTAATTATTTTATATAACAACTAAAATTTGTGTTTTATACTATTGTATAAGTTTATTTTTTCATCCAGTCCATTTGACTTTTTAAAAGTCCAATATCTCGTTTTTGTATTCGCATTCACATTTGACGAGATATATTTTTCATTAAGTGCCATAAGAAAATAACAAAGTCTTCTTGAATAGCAATAATAAGTATTTTTATTCATGTTTCTCACCAATATAGAGGGCTACATTATTATGCAACCCTCATTTTTCACAAAATAAAAAGACCATTACGGTCTACCTCAATTTTATTATGCTAATGAATCAAGTTTTTGATCGTGAATCATTCCTACCATGTATTCTCTTCCAGGGGCTAAAAGGCATCCAACCTCAAGATCAAAACGAGAAATAATGTTTCCGCTTGTAATATCGTTTCCTGAGAATGATGTTAAACCACCTCTAGTCACCGTGTAAATAGGAGACTGACCACCTTGAGGTGTTACAAATCCAATGCCATCTGGCAACATTGTTTCAAAATCTGTACCATCTTTATTTAACATTGTCAAATCATATGGATTTGGAATTTCGCTCAATACTGCACCATTGTATAATCCCATGAGTCCTGTACTATGGATTTCTTCCATAACTTTATCAGGAATACCATTTACAGAAGGTGTTACTCCCTGATATCCAGCAAAGCCATTGAACTGAGAGATCAATGCATAACTACCAGAAACAGTTGGTTTACCAAAACGTCTGATAGGTGTAATTACTCCGTCAACACCTGTCTTTGTTAATCCATTTCCTTCAAATAAATATTTTACACCGTCTGCATTTTTGATTGCATTATAAATTGTTTCTACTACATATTTTGCGGCTTTGTTTCTTATCTGAACTCTAACCTGTTCCTGAAGTTCATTTTCATCAGACATATCACCTAAAGAAGCCTTGCGATAATCAACTGCATAACCACCAGAAATAGTAGTAGTAGTGATCGGTTTACGGTTCTTTTTAATTGTTGGGAATTTTACATCCTGACCAGGAGCCTGAATATTTGCTCCAAGATTTACAAATTCAGGAATCTCAACCTCACAAGATTCATTATATCCAATTGACTTATAATTTCCATAGATTCCAAGTAATTTGATTTCCTGTAACAGTACTGGCTCCATTGAAAATCTACGAAGTTCATTTAATTCTGAAATAGCTGTTAAATCTCCAGTACTTGCTTTTGTGTTTAACTCCATGATATATTTAGCAGCTACATCAGCTTTCTTTCCAAATGGTGCTAAATCTTTACCATTTTTCATAGCTGTAAAAATTTCTACAATAGCTGATTTGCCATTGATTTTTCCGCTAACATAGTTAGCATCTCTACGTTCGTTATTTAATTCAAAACTATAAGACATTATAATATATTCTCCTTTCTGTTTTACACTGATAATGTTCCTGCGGCATCAGAGATTAAAGCAGTAATACCTTTTTTATTTCCAATAATTTCTTTTACTTCTAAGTAAACACCTTCTGGACTTGCATTAGCCTTTAATGTACCATCAGCCTGAGACTCCAATTTATCCCCAACTTTAAATGTTGTTGGAAGCGGATAATCATAAATTTCAATAAGATTTCTTTTGCATTTGTTTAAGTCAATAACTCTTACGTGAGTTCCTTTTGGAATAAAATATTTCGGCATTCCTTCATCGTCGCCACATTCAACCTGCATAATTGCTTTTGTTTTCTGTGCGCCTACCGTAAATACACCCTGATCATCAACATCACCAAAAGCACCATTATATGTATCTTCTTTTGTTACAGCGTCAATAAACGGAATTCTTTCATGTTCAATTTGTCCGATACTTGCAAATTTTAAGCTCATTATGTATATCCTCCTTTATTTAAAAAATATTTACATCGTCATCTTCTTCAACGATTGTTTCTGTGCATATTTCTGAGAAAATATCTTCAATTTCATATTTTTTGTCTTTTTTTGAATTCTGCTCTGCAATTTTTGCATCAGCTTCAGCCTTCTTTTGTTTTTCAACGATAGCCATACAGATTTTTGATTTGATAGAATTAATTTCAGAAGTAACTTCATTTAATTCCTCTTTCTTCTGACAAGCATTGATATTTTCTTTTAATTTCTCAATATCATCTTTTGCAACTTCTTTTTCTTCTGAATTAAACTCAGCGAGAGAAGAATCTAATTCAGCAAGCTTTTCAGCAACTTTTGCTTTTGCAATTTCTTTTTCAAGAATTTCTCTTTCTTCCCAATATGTTTTCTGGTCATCTTTCATTTTTTCTAACAATGCTTGCATATCTTTTACAGATGCATTGAGCTCAGAAATCGTATTGTCTTTTTCTTCAATGAGTGCGTCCTTTTCTGTAATCTTAGAATTTAATTCTGCAATCTGTGTTTCATACGCATCAGATTTTTCATTCAACTCAGAAACTACTGAACGGACTGCTGTTTTAAGTTCATCCATGTTAAATTCCATATTTGATTTTTCCTCCTTTTTTTCTTTCTTCTGTGAAATCTCCAAAATTATTGCGTCATCATCGGCAGGAGCCAATGAAAGAACTACTGTCCCAGAATATAGATACTCATAAGGTGTACGAAAATCTTCTTCCGGTGTTTCCTCTTCGTAAACAATGTTGTTGCTATTTTCAGCCAGTCCCATTATTTCTACGGAAGTACAAACTTTTCCAAGAGCATAATTTTCTCTAACCCATTTTAAAAAAGCCGGATATCTTTGAGAAAATATATATCCCGACCCTGCTACAACATCAATATCATTGCCATTTTCATCTTTTATTGTTTCAATAGCATAATTTTCAATAGCACCAGTTACTTCACTTGTTTCAAAAATTGGCTCCCGTAAACCATTGTTTTCTATTTCACCAGTTAATCCATGCCCTAATGGAACATCCTTTTTTTCGGTGTCAATAAATTCAGCACAGATTGGAATTGTGCCTGAATTTTTCATTGCTATTTCAGCATATTCACGTTTCCAATGTATTCCATTTTTATTTGTTTCTTCTGGGTCATCATGGATTTTATGAAGTGCAATTTTAATCGGAACTTTACCATTTTTAGAAATTTTACTAGAAATTTCGAGGATATTATGTAACATAATATTTATCCTCCTTTTTGTGATTTTTATAATAAAAAAAGCCAGCATTTATGCTGACTTAAAATATTTTTATTTAGTTGATGGGCGTGGCGTTTCATTGCTATTATTTGATTTTGAACGAATTGTATTTTCATTTGTCGGATTTTCAACAATAGGTCTTCCAGATTCACTATTTTGCTTATCACTTTTTGTGTAAGCAGTTTTATGTGGTTCATACTTATCGAATAAACCGCTTTCATATTCTTCATCAAGAACATTTAAATATAGTTCAGGATCTAAACCTGTACTTGCGATTAAGTATGTAAGAGACCCACTTGCTTCCATATATAAACTTTTCATCATATCAAAGAAATTTTGTTTATTTACGAAAGAAGTAGGGAAGTAGTAAACCTCGACCTTATTATTGTCATCTTTAATAATATTTTTATTTATAACATGATTCAACTCGTTTTGCCACTCGTAAGCCCATGTATATAATTTTGCGGTAATCATTTCAAGATTGCTTTGAGAAGAAGAGAAGTTGCCAGTTGCCATAGCTCCGATGAGCGATCCACATATTCCCAACCCTTGTGAAATATTTTCGTTTAGATTTGATTCGTTTTTAGAATCAAAAATATCACAATTAACTTCTATTTTATTAAGCTTTGTTCCAGATGCAACACTGAAAAAACTGATTCCGCCACGATTATTTTTGTTTACAACTGCACTTTTTACGGTATTATGTTGAGCCTCCTGTTGTGCCTTTGAAAGAGAACAAGTGCCCTTATCCCTACCTTCAGGAAATGTTTGATATATAATAGAATTATTAATCTCATCCAACACGTTTCGCTTTGTGTCAGTAAAATAATCCTTATATAACACATCTTCTAATACTGCAATTACTAAACTGCGACCCCACGCTTCTGAGTCTTTACATTTAATTTTTCTACATAGTGTTTTATCGTTATCAAGAATTAACCAATCGCCTACGACATTATTTCCTTGTCGTCTTTTATTATATCCATCAACAATTTCTCTAGGATATTTTCTCAATTTTCTTTCAAGCTTTTCTCCTGTATAATCATCAAAATACCTCAGATTAAACGCCAAGACATATCTGCCATTTTTCTTTCCAACAATTTTCGTATATCGCCACGGGAGAGTAACCATTCTTGCATTTATCCCAACTTCGTTTATTTCAACAATATTTTCAACTTCATAGTCAGTCATATATTTAGTAAGGTTGTTATTTTTCTTTCTCACATCAAAATAATAAAATGCAATACCTTGTCTCATTTCGGTGTGCAAAGCATCTCTAACAAAACTTTTATCGTCAATGGTTTTAAGCGTTGCCCTCATAAGTTCTTTATTGTTTTTAGACTTTTGTTTGTTACGTTTAGATGTACATGCAATAATTCTATCTAAACATAAAAGTGCTTGCATATAATCAATAGAATTAGAAACCATACCGTTTTTAGTATATACAAAATCAGAAAGCATGATTGCTTCTTCATGGTTTTCGATTGGGTCACGAAGAATGTTTTTTATCTGTTCTTTTGTGAAATAATCATATAAACCGCATGAAAAAATAGAGTCTATTAATTGATTACTGAAAGAGTAGCTATTGAATTCATAACTTCTTTTATCAATACTATTCATATCATCAGATGTTTGTATTGTATTTAATTCTTGTGTCGTTTTGTTTTTAGGAGGGCGACCCCTCTTGCGTTTGATTTCCTCTGACATAAGTCGCCTCCTTTTTTAGTTTACAAATGTTACAAAATCGTAGTCGTTTGAACTTCCAATCATGTCCAATTCCAATTGATCTATAAAATAAGAACCGTAAGAGCAGCTTGTATATCTGTCTTTTCGGTTCCGTCCTTTTTCAACAATTCTTATACCACCGGTATTTAACTTTTCATATTGTAGTTCTGCACACTCAGTTATCATTGCTTGTGTTTCAAGAAATGGACTTTCAAATTCCATTTGAGTATCAAGGTCTGTTGATTGTGTATACTCAGAATTATTTGATAAAATCTCTTCTTCGGCAGTTTTATAGTTTACGAGAAAATCTATTTTATTCTCAACCAAATTTTTTCTAAAAGCAATAGCAATATCACTATTCAAGTTTTGTGTTGCATTAATAGCATATATACAAGGTTTTGCATTTGGGTCTGAACATACCTTTGCATAATCTTCATTATTCATACACTTTAATGGTGGGTATTCAACTCCACGTTCAGTATCATATAAAATTTTTTGAAGAGAGTAGAGTGTTTGCAACCCACCATTTCTGGTATCAATTACTATATAGTCCGCACCAAAATCTTCAAAAAGCTGTCTGATTCTGATTGCCTGTAATGTTGTATCTCCAATTTGATTTGATTCTATATATGGATATTGTCTTCTATATCCTTTTTTTACCTCAATTTCATTTACATCATTTGAATAAGTAGTAGATTCAGGTATGGCTCTGATACATGAATACACAGAATTATCATTTTGATCACCTGCAACAAAGGCGATGTCATTCGATATAACACGAATCTCATTATCTAATTTTGGAATGTTATATCTATTTTTTTTACCCATTTTAAAATCAATAGTAGAATAGGGATAAAATACATGTCGAGACACCTGTCTATTAACAAGCATTGAATATGTAAAATATGAAGATATTGAATCTTTTACTTTTAGATTTAAAAATTCAATTTTCCACGTTACTGGATCTTGTTTTTTCTTTTCTTTTATTAATTGTTCTATTGTTTTTAATTCATGTTTTAATGCAATACTTTCATCAAAAGCAAGCATAACGCCCTGCTTATGCTTTTTCATTGCATCTAACGCTTGGTCTGTAATATCCCACATCCAATTACCATCATCATACCAACTGGAAGAAATATAAATATCTACTGGCTGTTCACGTAAATCTTTGTTATTTTTATATTCTGACCTAAATAAGTATTTCGGTTTCCTCGGTGTTTGAAAAGGCGAAATAACAGAGTCTTCTACTTTTTTTTTAATTTGACGAGTTTCCTCTCTACAAATAGCATTTGAACGAAGACCTCTGGCATTTTCATTAGCAACAAAAACAGTAATCTTTGAACCATTGCGAAATTTAACATAAATATCGTTGTTTCTTGTACTATAATCTTCAATTTCTTTTTTTAGAACAGGAGACCAGTCACACAATTCATCTATTATTTTTTCAGAAACAATTAATTTTGCTTGTTTTTCAGTTTGAGCGCCTATCCTGAATTTTGTGCCTTTATATAATAAACACCTTGCTACTGCATATACAGCGACTATAAAAGATTTAGCGTCGTTTCGACTTGCGATTATACAAATTAAATTACAAATGCCCATCATATAAATAGCAATTGCCTGATATTCAAATAAAGAAATTTTTAGATAATCTATGACAAATCTGTGCATGTTCCGCCTAAAAAATGTTCCCCAAGCTAATGTATGTAATACATTATTTGGATTGCTTAAATAGTGTGTTGATGGAAAGTTTTTGTATAAAGATAATTGATTTTCATCAGCGTATTGCGATAAATTATTATTCTTCATAGTCATCAACCTCTGGAACAAAATATTCTTTGTCTCTTATATCTTGTTCATTTACTAAATTCATCATCGGTCTTGTAATGTGTCTGTCAATATATTCGCCAATGTTATCCCAATCCGCATATAATTCTTTGTCTTTGTAAAATTCTTCTGGAGTATAATCTGAAATGAAACCAAGTGTCATACAAAAAGTTTCGTCATTGCTTGAATCTTTTTCTTCCACAGTTCTAAGACCTGCCTGTTTGAAAGTTTTGGCATATTGATCTGTTAATTTTACATATTTATCTGAATCACCGTCTTTTAATGCTTTAGTCATAAGCATATTTAAATTACAAAGGGATTTAATAAATATTTCTTGATTATTATCACAATTTGGATTATTTTTCTTAATAGTACGATAGTGACTTTCAAGAATTTTATAATCAGCTTCAGAAAAACCAACACCCCATCTATCAATAGCTGAAGCTGTAATAGAAATATCATCTGACTTTAACTGTTCTTTAGAAGTTACGATTTCTCCTTGATTCGTTTCATAATTGTGTTTTAATGTATCAATATATGTTTTTCTTCCATCACAATTCAAATTTTTCTTTGCAGCGTAATGACTAATCCTAGAACGATTTCTATGTCCGCTATATGTTTCCATAGACGCTGAAAGTGCGCTTGCATCGTAATTCCATCCAGCTCTTTGACAAAAATCTTTAAAGGCATGTTCTTCATTGTTTGAATATAATGCCGTCATCTGATGAACATATGAGTCGGTACACTCTTTACACCACGGAAGATATCCATTATTCGCTTGGAATAAAACATCATTGCTTTTTTGAAAATTATTATTTTGACTTGTAAAACCTTTCCCACAGCAAGAACATTTATATTTGTGTTTATTTTCATCAAACAGTGTTGCTGAACGTGGTATGTTTATTCGCACATTTGTATCAATAATCGGGGTCATATTCATGCTCTCGATCACTTTATCATCCTTTGTTTTAATCCTAGCCAAAATTACACCTTCCTTTCTCAACTATTTTAAATGACTCCTGTGAGATTCGAACTCTACATTATGACATTGAAAGCGTCATGTCCTAACCATTTAGACGAAGGAGCCAAAATATTTTTTATAATTTAAAATTTAATAAAATTTTGCAAAGTAAAAGACAGCTTTCATTTTGAAAGCTGCCTTTCAACCGTAATCAATACAGGTATCTCTTTAGTTAATGATATGTGTTTCGACTATATGTGCCACATATCCTGCATATATTATTTTGACTGCAAGTCAATTTCATTCAAATGAACATAATCATCTTCATGTGTGATGCGAAGATAGTCAGTTCCTTTGATCAATTTACCATCAAACCTCTTGACGATATTACGCATGTAATCAAATGGATGTAAATGTGGATGAACCTTTGTATAATCGTCAAAAGAAATATCATAATTATCATCCATGTGGATGTATACACATTTTATCGTATGTAAAGAAGAATATTTCTTTTGGAAATTTTCTATATCACATAGAAAATTCGTATTTCTTTCATCTATGATTTTCGATTCCAAATCATTCACATCTATAGCTATCATTTTTACATAGCCGTTCTTTACCAATCTTTCCATTCCTATAACACCTCCCTCATGATTATTCAGGGGTATTGTATCATAAGAAGTAGAAGAGAAGTTATGGTAAATAATGGAAATGATTATATGTCGGATATAGACCCCTGCGATATTTCTTTAATCCCATCTTTGTCAAAATACTTACTAAATTCATCTTCTGCAGTAAGGTCATTGTAGATTTTTAACATCTCAGAACTTTGCCAACCAAAAAACTCTTGTATTACGTGTGACGGAAGATTGAGTCTATGTAATTTCGTACATGTGAAATGTCTAAGACTGTGTAAGTAGAAATCTACATCTAAAATAGAAGAAAACTCTTCCATCCAAGAGTCAACATCTTTTCGTTGTCGATATTTTTTATTTCCGTCTTCATCTCTATATGAAGTAATAAACATCCATTCAGATTCTATTTCATTTTCTTTTCTGTATTCTAACCATAAATCAATATATTGTTTCGCACCATATAAAATAAATTTATTTAATTGATGACCTAATTTACCGAAACCTTTTGCTCTAACTTTATCTGTTTTCCACATTGAATCATAAACAAAATGCTCGTCATTAAAAAATTCCACCTTCATTTGCAATAATTCACCTTTTCTCATTCCAGAATAAGCGGCTATTGCTACCGCACAAGCTTTTTCAAATTCTTTTCTATTTACTAATTCTTGTAACAGAAAATCAACTTGTTCATCA